CCATCTGATGTAATTGCAGAGAGTGTTGCACCAACATCACTTGTTTCTTCATAGTCATCATTGTGTGTGCAAAGTTCTCCTGCCGCACTGATCGTGAATACTCCAGTTCTGTATTTGGCACCTCTGTTCATCTTGTAAGTTATTCTTACTCCCTTATCATTAAATCCAGGAAGGTATATTCCTGTATCGGTGGCCGACGATGTGTTGTCTGATAGAGTGATCTGTTTAACTGCTTTCCTTTGTATTCCGATACCTTGCACTTCCGGTGGTGTGTTTGATGGATCAGTAGAATCTCCAAAGTTAGTATCTCTCTGGCTAGTCCTCTCAAAAAAGTCTAGTGTTGAAGTACATTCATCGTTGTCGAATTGTAAAACTGGAACTTCTGATATTGAATTGACTCCGTCAAAATTATTTCCAACAGTTTCAGCATACCAATTACCATACGAGATAATATTTCTTGGTCCAGTTCCTGAATCTGCACCTGTGGCCGGCGCAACAAGAATGGCTTGTTGTCCTATTGTGCTCCAGCTTGAACCCGAGAACTGTATATCTCTAGGTCCTTTAGTTAATCCGTTTGTTGATCCATCCATCTCTGCACCAAGCAGTGCGCCATAGTAGGCAGTGGAGAAATCGCAGTTTGTGAATCTTACGTTGGTTACATCAAAACTCATGTCCACCAGTCTAGCAAAGCCAGTAAACTGACATTGATCAAAAACAATGTATGAACAAGGTAGAAGTGTGGTTGATCTAACAGTGACACCTTTTGAATTAGATGCATCTGTACCACCAGACACAAATGTTCCTTGAAACTTAACATTGTTTACAAACACTTTGGTTGCGTTGTCAATTGATAAGCCACCATGAGCAACTGTTGTTCTTATAGTCATGTTTGAAATCTGTATTTGGGTTGGTGTGGTTGCACCAGAATCACCTATGTTTCCATAGACATTTCCATCGTCGTCTTCTGTCACCAATGCAGGTGCAGATGCTGAATTTTTAATAATAGTTTTATCAGGTCCTTCTCCAACCAAATGTGCGAAAGGTGGAATGGTAAGTGACGCCGCTATCCTGTATGTGCCTGCAGGAAAGAATAATATCCTTCTCGATCTAGTGTCATCTTGATCAGTGTCTGAATAAAGTTCATCTATTGCCCTTTGTATCGCCACAACGTCTGCTGTCGAATCATCTCCAACTGCGCCAAAGTCTTTTACTGAAACGTAATCGTCTAACCTTTTTTGTACCGTTCTTGAAACGTCACCAGTAGCACCCGTGACTATAGGTGTTGAATCTCCTAGGTATCCTTTGTAAGTGTGTGATAGTGATGTTGTGAAAGAAGAACTCCCAGCGGTCATTATCTCTGTATTTCCCACTGCAGGAGCGCCGTCTGCCACCGTGCCATTTCCTATGTACAGTTTCTGATCGTCAACGGACCAACCCAATTCTCCAGCCGCTAGTTGCGGTAGATCAGTTGCTTTTCCACGTCTGTGTTGTATCCTCGATATCTGTACTGTAGGCATATTACACTTATTTATTAAAGTATAGACTTGTAATATTGTTCCAATTTAGCATACCACTTACCTACCCAATAGTCATAGTTGTCTATTTCAAATGTTTGGTATTCGTTGGCCTGTGTGCAAATAAAAATACGGCCGTTTTTGATCTGTGTGTCATACTGCTTGTTGTGTGCTTCTGCATACGCTACAAGTTGGAGATAGTAATCCTCAACCCACTCTTTCTTTTTTAATTTTCGTGCTTGTTTAAAATCCATGATAGCAGGGTCGCCCTTGTAGACGCCAACCAGATCGGTTGTGCCTGCATACAGTTCAGGATAATAAAGTGACACTTCCGATCCCCATACTTCACTTACATTGTTCAGTCCGTTATCAATAATCACGTTTGCCATTTGATGTCCTTTCTGTTGTATGAGATTAGAACCAGGTATGCGGTCCTCCCCTTTAACGTGCTTCTCTAGACTACGGTGCATGACTGTCCCTATGTTTGCTGACTCCGTTGTTATCTGTTGCGCCTTTTCCGCCCCTACCCTCTTCCGCCATGCGTGTAGGTGTGTCATGTCCTTGGTTGAACTTAACACAGTCGTCACACTAGGAACCTGCCTCCCGTCTGGTGTCTCATAATGCCTTTTGTGATTCTTGGTAATTTTAGCTAGTTCACCATATGGGTATTTCTGTATGTAACTGATGCCTTTTTGCTTGATAACATCTTCAGGAATTTTCATAAGCATAATTATACAATATAATGCCATATATTACAACTGATAATCTTACCAGCATAATGGCTGAGATGACCGATTACTGCAACGCGGCTTGTCCCATGTGTAACAGATTTGATTGGAACCTTAATTTAGTAAAAGGAATAACCAATTCACATCACACAACTTTAGAATTTATCAAAAAAAGGATAGGCAGTGATGTTATATCCAGGTTAAGAGGATGGATATGTCAAGGCACCTATGGTGACGCTTCTATGAATCCAGAGACCATTGATATATTCAAATACCTAAGAGAAATAAATCCAAACATGCAAATCTCGATGCACACCAACGGCGGGGCAAGGAACAAAGATTTCTGGAAAGCATTGGCCGAGCTTAAAGTAATCATTACTTTTGGTATAGACGGACTTGAAGACACCAATCATTTGTACCGTAGAAATGTAAAGTGGGATAATTTGATGGAAAATGTAAAGACTTTTATAGGCAATGGAGGACGAGCTAAATGGGATCTGCTTGTTTTTAAACACAACCAGCACCAAATAAGTAAAGCAAAATTATTATCAGAAGAATTAGGATTTGAAACATTTACCCATACTTACAGTGAACGTTGGCAGGACTTCAACAGTGATGGAGAATACAGAGAAATAACCAAATTGGAAGTAGATGGATACGTAATAGAAAAGCCTGTCGAGCAAAAAGAAGATTTTATTAAAGATGATGATTGGTTCAAAAACAAGAATGTGTTTATGACAGATGACAAAGGGGAAGCAGATACTTTTCTCACACGTAAAATAAATTGTTTAGCATGTGGGCCAAAGAAAAGAGAAATTTATCTTCGTGCCAATGGCTACGTCAGTCCTTGTTGTATACTTGGCGACGTTGAAAGGAATGAGCCAAAAAAGATAATAAAAGATTACAAGAAAATTAATCTACATCACACAGATCTCAAAGATATCCTAGAAGGAGATTTCTTTAAGGATCTGGAGCAAGGAATTAATGGTGGAGAAAAAAGATTACAAGGGTGTTATCACGCCTGTGGGGTTTAGGAGATTATGGCTATAGAATGTAAATTACTAAAGACGAGCTTGAACTTCGACATGAGTGGAATGGTGCAACCATGCAACCAACTGTTGGGTTATTATCTACAGGACGATGACAAGCGCCATTACAATGTTCTCACCGACGACCCAAAGGAAATGTGGAACAGCAAACATCGGAAACAACTTTTAGATGACCATGCAAATGATATCAGGAACCCAGCTTGTCAACAATGTTGGGACTGTGAAGATGCAAATATAGAATCCACCAGGCAGAAATTTAATAAAGAATTAAAGGACGTAAAGACACTCGAAGATCAACCCAGGATCATGGTTGTCAAACCTGGTAACCTATGTAACAATGCCTGCAGGAGTTGTAATGCACACACCAGCAGTATGTGGTACAAGACAGACTTTGCATTAGACAATCAAGGAAAGACGTTCAAGGAATATCTCAAATTTTTTGATCGGCACAAAACAGCATATACCAACAACAAAATGTTAGAACAGCGTTGGGCCGAGTGGGAAGACAACATAATCTTCTGGGACATGTATGGTGGGGAACCAATGATAATACCTTTATTCTGGAAAACATTAGACCAGGCATTGGCCAGTGCAACGGTAAAAGATAAAATGTTTAATGTCCATACAAACGGAATGATTTACAAGGATGACCTTGTAGATAAAATGAGCAAATTTAAAAGTGCCCACATTGGTTTCAGTATAGATGCCATTGGGGAGAAAAACAATTACATTCGTTATGGTAGTAAATGGGAAAACATTTTAAACAATCTTAAAAGATACATGGAAGATTGCAAAAAATATAACAATGTTAATATCGGAGTACGAGCAACTATGACTCCATGGAACATTTATTACTATGATGAAAATTATGATTATTTCAAAAACTTAGGCATAACAGCCACAGGGATCTGGTGTGACGATACTCCATGGAATGATGTAAGATATCTACCTAACAAAATAAAAGAAGCGGTGATCAATAAGTTATCGCAGTATAAAAATCCCGAACCATTATGGGATAACGAGTTTGCAAATTTAGAAAAATGGTTAAAGACCACACCCGACGATCATGAAAAATTACAGAATTCATTTATCACGTTCAACAACAAAGTGGATAAAGTAAGGAAAGAACAATTCAGCGATACGTTTCCAGAGTATTCAAAATTGTTTGTACAGTATGGGCATATCTAAGCAACCACCAAAACGTTTTCCACTTGCCGGTAAGGGATTGGCCTGCCAATTGAAATGGACACAAAGCACAGTGTATCTCACAGATGGAATTAGTGCTAGTTGCCATAAGGCAGGTTTTGGCAAATACTTAACTGAGAATGGCGAAATAAATTTTCACAATACGCCTAACAAAATAGAAGATAGAAGGAAGATGTTGCGTGGTGAATGGCCTGGCAATGGATGTGAACACTGTAAACATATTGAGGAGGTAGGCGGCGAGTCTGATAGGACAGTTCATCTACAAATGGAGGGGACAACCGCACCGCTTGAACTAGATACCGAACCAGAAGCAGTGAAAGTTACTCCAAGAATACTAGAAGTTTATTGGGGTAACACCTGTAATCAAAAGTGTATATATTGTGCCGCCCATTACAGTTCTCAGATACACCAGGAAGAAAAACGTTTTGGAATGTTTGACAAGGAAGGCGTAAAATTAAATCATAATCATTTTAAAATGAATCCAAACATAGAACGAGACACAGAACTATTATTTCAATGGTTTGATAAAAACCTGCATAATCTACACAAGATCATCGTGCTAGGAGGCGAGCCGTTCTTACAGAAAGAAACTTTTAGGTTCATAGAGATGTTAGAAAGATCATCGTATCCAGATCTTACTTTAGTATTCTTTAGCAATCACAATGTAGAACATGAGAGATTCAGAGGATGGATGGACAGACTAGAAGCACTGCAAAAGTCTGGTAGGTTAGACAAAATACAAATATTTTTCAGTTGCGATGCTTTAGGAGACGAGGGAGAGTACGTAAGGACAGGACTAGATTTGAAACTGGCTCTTAAAAACTTTGAATATATTTTATATAACACTAAGATTGAACAAGGCATTAACAGTGCATTGACTGTGACAGCGGTTCCAGGAATGCCTGCTCTGGCCAAATACATAAATGATTGTAGCAAAATTAAACCAATCTATTGGAGCATGACCAAAGCGGCAAATAGAGACGACCAAACCAGTCCTTATCTGTATCCAGGCATATTTGGATCAAAAATTAATGATTGGGGCCTCAGCGAAGCAATCGACCTTTTTGACGTTAACACAAACGGCTATCCAGATTCCGTGAAAGTAAACCATAAAAAATTTATGCAAGGAAATATGACTGAGTTTTCCGGACAGACATCTGACCCAAAAAGGTTAAGACAATTTAAAATTTACCTAGACGAATTGGATCGTAGACGCGGAACGGACTGGACTAAAGTTTATCCTCAGATGTTTGAGATTGTGAAGGAGTTGTAATTATTTTCTTCTGTTCATTGCAGACTTGGCCATCTGCTTGACTTTGTCTGTTGAACCTTGATTGTCAAAATCCATTTTTGGATTGTCTTCTGCTTCTTTATCTGTCTGTATGACTATCTTGTCTTGATCAAAGTCCGCCACTATGTTCTTAAGTTCTTCTCCATCATCATAGATCTTCTTGAACACATCATAGTTAAAAGCAGGGTAGCCTGTGTTGTTCATGATTTGTTTTACTGCGTCCATGCTAAGGAATGAAGATTTTTCTTTCTCGTCTGCATCACCTTTGATGTTTGTAAGCACATTTACAAGTGCTGATTCTAAATCTTTATTTTGAAATTCGAAAAACCTCACAGGACTACTTCCCTGCGAGCTTACCAATGAGTCTGTTTGAAGTTTCGAAGACTTCTTTGGATTCTCTTTGTTCTCTGCCTTCTGGTTCTGTTCCGCCTGCTTCGGCATCAGAGGCTCCAAACTCATCGTCCTCTTCTCCTGCTTCTGAGTCCAGTGAGTCTAGATCTGTGTCCATGTCCATCGTGTCATCGGCGCCCATAGGTTCTGAAACAACTTCTTCTCCGGTCAATATTCTTACACCGTTGTCTAGCTCTTGTCTAGTTGTCGTTAAAGTTGATTCCGCCTGTTCAATCGCTGGTTGGATTTTTTGTAGGAAAGCGTCCGCTTTGTCCGCTCCCATTTCGTCTCTGATTCTGTCTGCTAGTTCTAACATGCCTTCTGTCTTCATTGATGCTAGATCTTCCAGGAAAGATGTAACCTTGTCCATCATGTCCTTGGCCGCTAAAATTAATTCTGATTGTTCTTCTACACCTTCTTTCACGCCCATCATTGTGCCTGTGCCTTTAGGCATTTTTTTCATTTCGTCTGTGGATAGCATCTTGCTGACCTGTTTTTTCTCGTTAGGTGAAAGTGTTTGACCTTTGTCTAATTTTGCCTTTGCACTTATTGCCGTTGACCCTGCTTTGACTTCCGGATCACTTGCCATACTACCTCCATACTCACCAAGTTTTCTCTGTGCAACTTCTTGATTTATGATGTCCAACATCATTTGGCTTTTTTGATAGTTGTTGTCTTTTAACTCCTGTCCGAAGTGGGTGTTTTGTGTAATTTCGTGTATCTTTGTTCTGACGTGATTAGCGTAATCTTGTAACTCTTCTTCACTTAACTTTGATAGATCCATGGTCATGTTGAATCTGGATTCAAACTCTTTTAGTAATGACTCTGTAGTTAAAGGTTTAGTTAATTCTAAGCTGTTCATATTGTTATTTATAATCTAGGCTCCGAACGTTTGGCTAAAAATATCCTGTATTTCAGACTTGTAGCTGTCCGCTAGGTGGTTTGCGGTGTCTAATCTGTCATAATAGATGTTCTCTTTTGCTGTGTCCTTCTCCTTCTGGGCCTCCTTAATCATACGTTTGGCACTCTGTATGTTGAACAGTTGAGATGCAAAATGTAAGTCTGTTTCTAATATCTTCTGCGGAACTTGTTTTTGATCTGCTAGGTGGTGTGCCACCATTATTGCTGTCTGTTTTAGGTTTATATCTTCGTGTAGTATTTTTGCTTCAAGCATATCTGCTATCACATATACATATCTTGTGCCGGTAGATTTTTTGGGTACGATGGCTATATTGCCTATAAGGATGCCTTTTGAAAACTGTTTAGGTAAATGACGGAAAGGTCTTTTTGCTTCTTCCTTTCGGGCCAAATCTGCAAGTTTGCCCTTTAGTCCATACGCCTCAATCTGTTTTACTAGTTCTGATTTATTTTTTTGTATCATTCTTTAGAAATCTTATACGCCTATTTAAAGCATATTGCATACCGCCGTCAATTTTCTTTCTGACAAATATTGCCTTGTCTCCAAGTATTTTTGCCGTGTATACATCCTCGGGATCCAAGTTCTTGTCTGTGAATGATTCTACAAATTGATATTTCTCCACAAAGGCTATCTGCTCTTTGGTCAGGAACACTTTAACGTGTGGCGCTATCTGTACGAACATATTTTATTGTATTTGGTAATCTAATCTACTTTTTTAACCAGGCATCTTCATCAGGATAACAACTACTGTTGAAAGTAATCCTGCCACAACTGTGCCTGCTGTTGCTATGATAGTTTTTGATGAGCTTTTTTGTCCAGCGATCATGTCTTCATTCATCTTGCCTAGTCGCAATTCAATCGCTGAAAGCCTGTCATGTAGCCCTTTGTATCTCTCTGAACAAAGGTCAACGTGTGCTTCTAGGTTCTGTTTTTCTAAATCTGTTGTACTCATAAATCTTTCCAAGTCTTTTTTGAGGTATCGTACCTCCATTAGTAGAGCCTGTAAATGAGCCTGAATCATTGCCTGGTTGTGCCTTTTAGTGTTTAAGTGTTGAGCCTAAATATATACTTTTATTTATTTTGAAATCCACCATACGTAAAGTATGTGTTTATTATGTCACCCGACAGTCCGCTAATCACTTTCTGTTCTTTAGTGCCAGTATTAGTGCCCGATTCATGCAGGCTCATTGTGGTGAAAGTGGCGATGGGAAAGTGGGCAGTATTTTTGCAGTCAGTGATTATCGGCACCAAATTGAAGTCTCCTACTAGATACTCTGTTGGATCACCAGCGTTACCAAACACGTCTGTCTGTTCAGTGAAAAACTTGAAGTGCCATGAGGTATGATGTCCTTCGTAGTACAAACCAAATTTTGTGGTGCTAAGGTCATGACTGATCCTGATTGGATCGTCCTCGTATGTGATGTTACCCCTTATCTGCAACATCTGTATCATTGTGTCGAAATTGCTGTTTTGATTACGTGCGATACGCAGTGCGTCCTTTCCGTCGATAAGATCTCCCGCGGCAGTGCTGAATGGGAATGTCTTTGCGAGGCTTCCATTTCTGGTGATGTCCACCAGGGTATGCATCATGTAGCTGTGCATTGATTAGCCTTTGATTTCTTCTACAGGCTTTTTGACAGTGTTTTCTGGAATAAGTTTTGAGAGTCTCAAATTAAAAACTGTTTTCTTTCTTCCATTGTTCAATAAAAGCACCGGATGACCAAACCTGTCATACTCTATATCCTTTACTGTGAGTTCTGCAAGATCCAAACGCCCTGCCTGTATCTTGTCTCCTATCTCTATCTCGACTGTGAATTTCTTTGTCATTAAAATCTCCTTTGTGATATTTACACAAAAGAAAAAGGGCGAACCTAATTAAAGATCCGCCCTTTGGTAATTCAAAAATTAACTATTACGAGTTAACTCTTGCGTTTGATAAACCGTAAACTGCTTCTGCACCTGCTGATGTTACGCCATCTGCTGGTAGGTATCTCACTGTTACGTGTACACCACCTGCTGAGTCGTTCTCAGAGATTCTAGCAAGAATGTCAGTTTCGATGTCTGCTTCTGACGCCGCGATAACTCCTGGGTCAGATGCGTCAGCTTGGTTTGGATCCAAGTTGATGTCACCTGCTGAGTCCGCGTCGTTGAATTGACCTGGCGTACCTTCTACTAAGAATTGGTACGTGTCGATTAATTCGTCTTCTGTGATTGAAGCGCCGTCTGCCGCATCTCTTTCTGTAGCTTTACAACCTAAAGCGTAAGATTTTGCAAGTAAAGTACCATGCTCTTCGATAATTTTACTACACGTGTCAAACGCTGAGTCTTTTGCTTCAGGAGTTGATGCTGTTGTAGCCATGTCAACGTCAAAGATCATTTCGATCGCTGTTAAACCTTTACCAACGAAAGATTGTCTTCTAGACATGTTGCCACTGTTATTTGGTGTTGCTGGCATTTTAGTTTCTCCTTATATTAATTATTAACTAACAGCCGCCGCAGTTAAGATACCAATTTTAGTTTCTGTCACTGTTGCACCAGTTAAGTCAGCCGCGATTCCAGGGAAAGAAGCACTAGATTGATCTAACGTTCTGATGTAAGCCTGTAGAGCCGCTACTGTTGTTGTACCTGATAAGCTGTCCAATTGGTCAGTTCTCACCATGTACGTTTTTTGTGTGTCCGAATCAACCAATGGACCTTCTGCTAAAATT